GTGGCCGAGTTCCTTCTGTGCCTTGGTGGCTTCCGCGCCATCGATCGTGAGTCGAACGTCGCCGATGCCCTTGGCGCGGTTTTCTTTCGCTTCTTCTTTTGCCTTTTTGGCCTTAGCTTTGTTGTCGATCGGCTGGACGACGTGCAACTGGGGGCAGTAGAACCGCAGACCTTTGCCGCACGCTTCTTCAACGAGCATCTTGATGAACTCAGCCCGAGTCATCTGCTTGGGACCGTCGCCGCGCACCACCCTCTCGGGGCCTCTGGCTTCCCGCAAGAGGGCGATCCAGTGGTCTTCGAAGGTCAAAGTGAGGGTGTCGCCGGACTTGCTCAGACCGCCCGGGTAGCGAAACCGCAGCCCATCGATCTCGACCTCCCATTTTTCTTTGACGAGCGAGTGGCGGAGCAGCCGGCGCTCGGGGTCGAAGACGTCGACTTCGAGCGAGCTCGCGCCGAATATCGTCCGGGCCAGCTTCGGGTTGCCGGTGATCGAGAGCCCGAGCTGGAGCGCCAGGTGGTCGCTGAGCTTGGCGCCGCTGCTGCGAAGGACGAGATCCTCCACCACGGAGTCGATGCCCTGAACGCGGTCGGCCTTCGACCGCGGATTCTCGGCAGACTTCGCCATGTGCCCACCCCCTCGCCAGCGGCCTAGAGCTTCAGTTCCTTGTTCGGCGGCAGCACGCGGTGCGGGTCGGACAAGCCATTCTTCCTGCCGATTTCCTTCCACCGCGTCCAGTCGTGGTAGAGCTTGTGGGCGATCTTGGCCAGCGTGTCGCCCTTGACGGTCGTGTAGCTGAGGGGCCTGCTCTGGCCGATCCGTTCGTTTCGCCGGCGAGGCTTGCCCGCCAAGTTGGCCGGAACGAACTCCTCGAGCTTCAGGGTCAACCGCTGCCGCAGGAGCGTCCCGTCTTCGTCGCGGATCGCATCGCCGAATTCCGGCTCGTCGCCGAAGAAGTAAAGGTCTCCGGTCCCGTCGCTGGGGCGGTGTATCGGACCGAAGGCCTTGAACTTCGTCGTCCCTCCGAAATCGAGCAGCAGGTCGAGTTGGCGCTCGATACTCCGACCTTCCCGATAGCCGTCGAGCATGACCGGGACATCCTGGGCGAACGGTTCGGTGCCGACGAAGGAAGTCATCGCTTTGCGCCGGACTCGCTTGATCGTTTCGTAACCCGAAAGGCCCGCGGTCGGCGTTGCAGGTCCGTCCCCCATGCTCATTTTCAGGTCGAGATCCCCGTCATCGGAGATCAGGTGCAGCTGCGGCCGGCTCATTCGCGATTGGCCTTGCGCTTGCTATGGCGGGTGGTGTTTTCCGCGACCTTCTCACCGTCGAGCTCGAGCACGTTTTCGTTGCGGACGTGGACGTGGATATCTGCCACCGGCGTGTTGCCGAACGAGAGGCGCCGAGTCGTGGGCATGAAGAGTGCGCCGGCTCGCGGTTTGCTTTCGCCGCCCCGCCGCGGCGGGGCGAAGACCGAGGATCCACCGGGCGCGGTCGGCGCCGGTGGCCCCGCCTTCTGTCCTCGAGGCGTAGCGTGAGCTCCAGGGAAACCGAAGCTCGGCAGGTGAGATTCTTCGCGGATCCGGACAGCTTCTTCAGTCGCTTCGTTGAATTCGCGCTGGTGCTTCGCCGCGACTTTGATGTTGGACCCCAGGTCGAGGGCTTCCCGGCTCGCGTGCCGTAGAAACGTCGAGAATTTCGGGCCGATCTCGTCGGAAGCCTTGGCGAAGGTTTCGTTGGACTGTTTGTTGACGCCGCGCAGGCGGTCCATGCTCTTGACCAGCGCTTCGTTGATCGGATGCAGCCGTTGCAGCAACTGCATCCCGGAGCTCTGTTCGCGCATGCTCTTCTTCTGATTGCGCAGCTCCAGGATCCTTTCGGTCAGCAGCTTCTTGCGATGACGCTGTTCGAGTGCCGCGTAGCGGAAGCCTTCCTTGGCGATGACGCGGTCTTCGCCCTTCTTCCGTTCGGCCTGCTTGGCTCGCTTTTTGGCCCTGGTGACATGTTCGACGGCGAGCGCGACGTTGCTTTCGGCCTTGGCGATCGCGCGGGATCCCGCCGGCGAGCTCGCCCTGGCGGCCGCGAGGGCATGTTCTGCGCGCTTCAGCCCGTGCGCGCTGGTCTTGACCTTGTCTCGAGAGCGCACAAGCCGCGACTGCGAGGCCACGAGGTTCGTCGAGGCGTCGTGCTCGGCTTCGAGAGCCGACTTGATGCCCTTGGAGCTGGACGCAATCCGGTCCTGCAAGGTTGGAATGCCCTTGCCGCTGCTGAACAGTCCGGAAAGCAGTTCCCCGCCGAGCGACCCGAGCCCGACGCCAAGCATCGCCCCCATCGGCCCGCCGAGTATGAACCCGGCGATTCCGCCGGCGACGGCGCCTCCAGCCTCAAAACCGGCATCCTGCCAGTCCGATTGGGTCGCCGAGGTGACGATGTTGCCGATGCCGTACGCGGCGACGGCGGGGCCGAGCGCGAAGGCGAAGCCTTTGGCCGTTTGAAGCGCCGCCTGCGCGCCGGACCCCTGCATCGCCATCGCGGTTGACGCCGGCAGACCCTGGCCGGCCTGCATGGCGGTCGAGAAGATCGACAGGCTCTTGCCGGCACGGGCCAGCTTCGACGTCAGCACGAGGGCTTTCCCGACGCCGTTCGCGAAGTAGCCAAGTCCGCTTGCCACGGGCCCGGTGAGCAGCAGGAATCCGACGGCCGCGGCCTGCACGTTGGTGGGTAGCCCGACGAAGACGTGAGCGACCGTGGTGAAGGTCGAGGCGAGGCGCTGGAAAAGCGGCACGACTGCCGGTAGGAGGTCATCGCCGAGGGTGATCAGCGAGACTTCGATCCGGTGCCACGCCTTCATCAGTTCGGTGCCCGGCTGTTCTTCGGCCACCTTGATCTGATTGTTGTATTTGCCGACGCCCTTGGCGATCAGGTCCCATTTTTCGGGGAGTTCGCTGGCGTTCTCCACCAGGGTCTCGATCGTCGAGCTCGATTTCGCGCCCCCGAAGGCTTCAATCATCACCCGGTTGGCCTTGTTCTTCGAAAGCTTGTCGAGGTGATCGGAGAGGAACTGGATCGCCGCGGGAAGGCCTCGGTTCCGCATGATCGTCGCCAGGTCTTCTGACTGGATCCCGATCCCTTCGAGCGCTTCGATCGCCTTGTTGCTGTGCGGCACCATCATCGAGATGGCGGTGCGCAGGCGGGTCGAAGCGACCTGCGCGGGGACGTTGCGGTCGGTCATCACGGTGAGCGCCGCGCCGTAATCGCGGATTCCCAGGCCGGCACTGACGAATGCCGGCAGCACGCCCGTTGAGAGGGCGTCCTGCAGTTCTTCCATCCGCATGTCGCCGGTGCCGACGATCGCGTTCATTTCGGCAGCGAGGCCGCGGAGTTCGCCGACCTTGTGCATGCCGAGGTTCTTGGCGGCGCCGGTCAGGGCTTTGGTGGTCATCTCCAGGTCGCTGTTGCCGACCGTGGAGAGGTTCTTGCCCTGTTCGAGGATGCCGAGCGCGTCGTGGCCCTTGAAGCCGGCCGAGCGGACGCGGAATAGCGCATCGGCGAGCTCGGTCGCGCCGAATTTCGAGTTTTCGGCCATCCGCAGGACGGCGCGTTCGAGGAACATCGCTTCCTTCGCCGACGCGCCGGCCTGCGTCTGCACCAGCGACATTGCCTGGTGGAAGTCGACGGCCATCTTCCCGGCCACGAATCCGAGCCCTGCGACCGGCAGCGAGACGTTGTGAGTCCACGACTTGCCGAACCGCTTGAGTTTCTCTCCACTGGCCGCGAACCGGGCCATCGCCTTCGCGCCTTTGAGGCCCATCGCCTCAAGGTCGGCGCCGGAAGCCGCTACTTCCTTCGCGAACTTCCGCTGGCCATGGAGAGTGAGGAAGACGTCGATGCTCGACCGCGGTCCGGCCATGGCTTCCTCACTTTCCGAAAGCCCTGGCGAGGGTGTTGACGATCGCCAGGGCGAGGTTCATGTCGCGCCGCGACAGCAGCTCTTCGACGTGGCGAGCACGCGCGAGAAGCTGGAGCCGGTCGACGCTGTCGCGCGGCTCGAGGTAACGCCCTCCGTCCAGTCCGAGGGCGTCGAGGCGGGCGGCTGCCTCGATATCCGCCCGCCCTTCTATTCCCCCAGGAGGGTGCGGTCGATCTTTTCCTTCTCGCCGCGATTCCAGGCGAAGATCGCGTTGGTGTGGCGTTCCATCGCGTTGGGGTAGAGCCGCGGGCTTGCCGGGTTGGCCGGGTCAGCGCGCGGGGAGAAGAAGTCGAGCACGATCTCGGTGGCTTTCGCCCCGTTGACCGTGACCCCGACCTTCTGGAGGACCTGAGCGAACCGGCCTTCGAAGCGGATTGGACCGTTCTCGTCCGAGAGGACTTCATAGCCATCGGAGTCCTCTTCGCGAACGAGAATCTGATCGCACATCGCGACCAGGCTGTCCGCCTCCACCTTCCAGGCGCCGGCGACTCCCTCGCCCCGTTTGACCTCTTCGATGCGCTGCCCGAGGCGATCCATGTCGACCTCCGGCAGGAGCCGGTAGCGGACCTTCATCATCCCCTCGTAGCCGGGCACGAAGAGGGTCAGCGTCGAGTCGGCGCGGATCTCCTCGTGGCGTTTCGCGATCCTTGCCAGCGAACCGGTGTAGGGCGCCGTCGCCGGCGTCTCCGGGGTGTCGCTCCCCTGGGGCTCGTCCGACATCAGGCCGGGTTCCCGTCGGCTTCGACCTCGATCACGAACTTCCGAGGGTCGCTCGAGGTGCCGTCGTAGTTGCCGGTGTCGAGCGAGGAAAGCATGCCCGTCCACCGGTTGGCGACGCGGATCACGTTGCCCTCGACGTCCAGGATGTTTTCGGTGACCCCGACGCGAGCCTTCAGCACTCGCGACTTCAGGTGCTGAATCGTCGCGTCATCCCTCGAGGGCGTGAACTCGCCTTCCAGCGTGAGGTCTTCGATGTCCTGAATGCCCCCGTGAGCAACCTTGGGCTGCATCCCGCCGGGGGCAGTCTTGGACCCTTCTCCGCCGACTTTGCCGCCGGTCCTATTCTGGAAGAGGAACGGGGTCGGGTTGCCGTCAACCGTGAGGGAGACGTTGGCCTGGTCCTGCCTGGTGGTTTCCTGCGCCATGTTCGTAATCCTCCTTAGTTGGCGACGACGTTGATCGGGATCTGCTCAGCGAACTCGACCGGCGAGGCGCCAATGTCCGCTTCGAGCTTCGCGATCGTCCCGTCGGTGGGGTTGACGTCCTGCGTAACGGTCACGCTCGCCGCGTCGGCTTCGGTGGCGCCGAAGAGGGCGTTGCCCTCGTAGAGCGGCTTGATGACGTCGTTTTCGATCGCGCCCTCCGCTTCGCCGCGGGTTTTGCCCTGGGCGTCGGTGCGCTTGAACAGGTATTTCCGCAGGACCGCCTTGGCTTCGTAGGCGATCCCCGTCATCACCCGCGCGACGTTCAAAGGCAGCCAGCGCCGATCGGAGATCGGGTCGGCCAGGGTTCGCCAGCCGTAGGTGGTCGGCAGCCCGTCCTCGACGATCGACACGTTCACGCCGGCGTCGTTTAGGGCCTCCCGTTCTGCGTCTGAGCGAACGCGGGCCAAGCCGATCACGAGCCCTCCTTTCCGGGCCTTGCCGTTGTCGCCGGCGGCCGGTTCGGAGGCGTTGCCCGTCTGGGCGTCCACCGCAGCGACGGCGCCCAGCTGGCGGCCGCAGGGCGGCACAGTGCGAGTGGTCCCCGGCGCGACGCCCTTGGCGATATCCCAGGGGTCGAAGAGGGCGGCCTGGCGAGCACCGTCGGCCGAGCGAAGAGCCACCGCTGCGGCAACGATGTCCGAGTAGTCGTCCGTGTCTTCGTCGTCGAGGAACGGATTGCGCTCGGTCGCGTCGCAGTGCGCGATGACCGCTAGGTGGACATCTTCGGCGCTGTTGCCCGGGACCGCGACCTGGCCCGGGCCAAGGTCGGGAGTGAGGAGCGCGAGCCCATCGGCAATCACGTCTGCGTCGATGCTCGCGCGATCGTCAGCCCCGGCCGCCAGCGTGATTTTCTGGACTTTGGGGTCTCCTTTCCCGAGGTCTTTGAGCGTAATTAACGCCGAGGAGGCAGCCGCCCAGGCCACCGCGGCGGTGTTGTCGACGAGTTCCGGAGAGGACTCGGCCAACGCTTCGCCTTCGAGCACCCGGATCTTGAAGTGGCCTTCGGCGACGCCGGCGACCACTTCGACGACGATCGTGTTGGCCCATTCGCCCGGCGACGTCGCGAACACTTCGAGCGTGTTTTCCGACGCCCCGTCGACAAGATTTTTTTGAGCGGTGACCGCTGCCGGCCCGACGCACCTGACGAAATAGGCCTGGTTCAGCCCGCGATCGAACGCGATGTCGAGCGTATCGTAGATCGAGCTGTAGGACACTCGCGCTCCGCACTTGCTCACGTACTGGGCCATCGACAGAATCGGGATTGGTTTGCTCACCGGTCCGCGCTGGGCGGGGCCGACGATGAACGCAGTCCCCGAGCTGCTTGGTAGGGAAGTGCTCGGCAGGCTGTCGCCGATAGTGGTTGGCGTTCCGGGCAGGGTCACTGGGATACCTCCTCGTTCTCCTGCTCGGAAGCAGGGGTCGCCGCGGCCGCGCCGCGCTTGTTCTGTGCCTTCTTGCGCTGATCGGGTTGCCGGGAAAGAGCACGGCGCTTAACCAGCCGCGGGTTCTTCTTCGCGTCGGCATCGGAGATCGTTGCCCCGGGCTCGACCATCCGGCCGTCGTGGAGGGACTCCACGTGGTTACTCGTCACTCGGTAGCTCATTTGACCTCCGCGTCGACGTCGACTTCTTTGATTTCCAGATCCGGCCCAGGCAGATCAGGCGGGGGCGTGTCGCCCTTCGGGCCCAGCTGCCAGTTGACGACCTCGTCCTGCACAACCACGAAGACGTTTTCTGCCGCGGCGCGGGTGCGGCGCTCAGAGATCGACGTCGGATAGCCCTCGTCCACCCAGGACGCGACCCTCCCCCCCGCTCCGAGACTCCGCCGCTGCAGCAAGATCCCGCGCGTCACCGCGGCGTACAGCTGTGCGGCTTTGCGGGCGCCGTCAGGCTTCGGGTGCTCGACGGTGACGCTGACTCCAAGGCTCCAGCCCGCCCTGTAGTTGCCCCCGCCGTACTCCTCTGGCGGGCCTCCTCTGCCGATGCCATCCGCGGCCACTACGAGCGCGGGGAGTGCCTGCTCAGACCAACGGTCATAGGCGCTCGAAAGGCCCCACGATTTGATCTTTGGCAGTTTCAGCCCCCCGTACTGCCCTTCGACCTCTTCGACGTAGAGATCCATCCAATCGCGCAGGGTTTTGAGGGCGCCTTCCTCGATCAGGTGGGCGCTGAACAGCGATCCGAAGTCGGTCATCTGCCCAGCAGGAAGTCGGTGAGGATCGCGATCGAGGTCTCGCGCTCGACCTCGTTGATACCGAGGACAACGCGCTTGGGCTCCTCCCCGCGGCGCGCTCCCTTCGCACCGCCCTGGGCGAAGAGCACGCTGATGTTTTTGACTCCGACGCTGACACTCCCTTTGCTGACCCGGGAGCGGCTGCCAGCGCCGCCAGATACGGCCTTCTCGAGGGAGCCCTCCTCGACCATGAGGCTGCTGAGCGCCGGAATCCGGCTACGCGCTTTTCGCGCCAGCGTCTCCTCGGAGTTCTCCGGCCAAGGCGTGCCCAGGAAGCCGCCCTTGCTTGCGTACTGCTCCTTGTGGCCCTCGATGAAGATCGTTTTGATCCGGGCCATCGCCGGGCGCATGTCCTCGCCTCGAGCAGCTGCGTCCCGAAGCATCGTCGAAGTCCCCGAGATCCCGGCCACCTGGATCTCCATGTCAGGCCCGGAGCGGAAGTTGTTCGAGATCGGCGTCACCAGAACCACGGCCTTGCGACGCCGGCTGCGGTCCCCTGCTGCTTCGCCAGCACCCACCACTGGATCGTGCTCGCAAGCTTCGCGAGCTCTTCGTCGTAGGTCATTCGGAGCGTCTGGTAGAGCGTGTGCGTCTCCGAGGCCTGCTCCGGGATGTAGGCCCGCTCGATCTCTGCGGCCACCCGCAGCGCCGCGATCCGCCTCGCCTCTTCGAAGAGCTCGCCGGGCACCCTCCCGACCGTCGTCGCTACATCGCGAGCGGCTTGGGGGATCAGCTTGCCCTCGATTTCGGCCTTCGTCGGCCGGGTCGTCTCGTTGAATTCGCCGACCAGCTCGCCGCCGACCAGCTCGTCGGTCGAGGTGTTGTACGTCCGAGCCCGCAGGATCGAGCCGATCGCCGGCAGCAGGGGAATGAATTGCGGCGACGCCACCGCGGCGAACGGGCACGGCTGGTCTTCTTGTTCTTCGAACAAGAAGACCAGCCGGACCCACGCTTTCTCCGCTTTGGTGACCGTGATGCTTCGTAGTGCCGGCGCCGTCGCATCGAGGTCGACGGGATCGAGGTCGATCGTCTCGGTCTCGGTCCACGCCCCCTCAGTCGGGTCGTCGGTCTCGTCGACCCTGACCCGGGTCCACGCTTGGCCGTCGTGCCGCGGCGAAGGGCGGAAGTCCGCGAGCTCGACGACCGACGTCATCGAGTCCTACTCGGACTCGGAGGTCGAAGCCTTGTCCGCCTCCTCGAGCAACTCGGCCAGCGCGGCGTTCTTCACGCCAACGCCCTTGGGGTACTCGATACCGCGCTCCTCCAGGAGCTTCGTCAGCTCTGGCCGTTTGAGCTTGGAGTAGTCGGCGACTCCAGGCGCCTCGGACTCCGAACCGGCAGAACTGCCGGTCTGCTTCCCGCCGTCGGCGTTGGACTTCGCAGCCTTCCTCGCCGACGATTTCGCCCGCTTCTTCCCGGGCGGCGCGGTCGCATCCTCCAGCTCGTTATCCACAGTGAAGGTCTCGAACATCTCCTCGCGACCGACGGTTACCGGGTGGCCGGCGCGGAAGGTTTCCCCTTTGGTCACAACTCGGGGCGTGTCGTTGATGGTGGTACTGAAGGACTCCTTCGCCACCAGGATCTCGGGGTCGCTCATGCTGCCTCCTTTGTTCGGGCTAGGCGCGTACAAAGGGGGCGGGCGCCATCGCGCCCCGCCCCCCCGGCTTCAGATCGCCTATTCCTTGACTTTCAGCCCGCGGAAGGCGTTTTTGGCGATGACTTTCGCGCCGTTCCGCCAGAAGAAGAACAAGCCGGCCTTGCCCGTCGGACGGCCGTCTTCTCCCGGGATGTTGTCGATCGGTTTCGCCAGCATCCCGATCCGATCCGCGATCAGGTAGTGCCTGAAGTCCCCAAACAGGAGGATCGTTTTGAGTTTCGCGACGACGGATTCCATCGTCGACAGCTCGTTGGTCGGGTAGTCGAGCAGCCGCTGGGACATGTTCCCCGTCGGCTGATTCGCGAGGCCGCCCGTCAGGTCTTTGACCCAGAGAGAGGCGCCGCCGGCCGTGTCGAACTGCCGGATCTTGTTGTAGATCGGACGGGCCGCCACCCATGCACCGCGGGGGCGGAACCGAGCGGGAAGCGCCTCTTCCAGGTGGTAGATGTCCCCGACCGCCAGCGTGACCGAGCCGGCCGTTTCGATCAGTTCCGTCGCGCCGGTCAGAATCCCGAACGGCTCTTTTTCACCCGACCCCGAGAGCAGTTTGACCGCCTCGAGTTCGTCCTTTGCGTCCTGGACCATCTCGGCGAGTTCCGGGGCCATCGACCCGTAGTCCTGACCAAACTCGTAGGTCCACTCCCCGAAGGCGTCGGCCGCGTGGCAGATGACCGTCGGCTGCCCGACTTTGGGCGAGTCATCGGTGGTCTCCTCGCCTTCGGCTTCCCGGTATTTCGCGGTCATGCCGGTCGACGTCGCGCCCTTCCATTCGTTCGTCATGGTGTGCTCCACGCGCGAGATCGTGCGAAGCGGATTCACCACCCCGTTGGAGATCGGGATGATCGTCGGGTCGAGGGTGAACGGCAGGAGGAAGCCGCCTTCTTCACCCGGGGACAGAGCCATCGCACGCTGCTCGGAGTCGCTCATACGCTGGCCCGCGATACCCGAGATGAAGGCACGCCGGTACTCCGGGCTCCCGGTCACGAGCATGTGGCGGGAGAAGGTGCCGGTTTTGCCGTCGAGCCTTTCCTGCAGGCGCTCGAGGTGAGCCTGAGCGTCCTCTCGAACCGCCTCCGGGTGAGCGGGTCGCATCATCTCGATCGCCCGTTTCCCGCGGTCCTCGAACTCGCGCGCCATCGCCTGCGGCGAGTCAGCGCCTCCTCGAATCGTGCTGAGGTCGTAGATGTCGTCGCCGGTGACGACGCCGGCGCGGCGCGTGTGGAAACCCGAGCGCGACTCCGGCTCGTCCTCGCGGTTGGACGGATCGCCGCTGAGCTCCTCGACGCGCTGTTGACGATACTCCAGCTCGCCGAGCAGTTTCTCGGAGCGCTCGACTTCGTCCTCGAGGCGATCCCATTCCTCTTGTTTGGCTTTCGGAAGAGCCTGGTTCCTGAACTCCTCGTCGAGGCTTTTAATTTTGCCCCGGATCTCGGCGATGTGCGCTTTCAGTTCCTCGATGTTCATGTGTTAGTCCTTCCCTGCTGAAGCCCACGGGGACTTCGGCGTCGACGATTGACGCCAAGGCGGCGTCCTTTTCTCGGTGCCGCCAAACGGCGGCTTGTCGCGGCGCCCGTCGTCAGGGTGAGGCGAGGCCTCGGCGCTGTCATCCGGGGGTGCGTCCTGCGTGTCGCCTTCGGTCTCCTCGACCTCGGCGCTTGCGGCGTCCTTCTCCTGGGCGGCCTCCTCGGCCACCTCGGATTCGTTCGTCCGCGAAGTGTTGTTTTGGGCCTCCCGGTCGTCGACCAGGTGGCTCTCGGGGTCTTTCGCCAGCCCCCGCACCAGGTCACTGGGGCGAAGGGACCGAATGCCAGCACTCGCGCCCGGGTAGGCCGGGAAGGTGACGGGCCCGAACTCCATCACCTGCGCCTCCTTGATGGTCCGCTCCGGCAACCCCTGCGGGTTGTCGTCGGAGATGCCGGGTTCCTCGTCGACTTCTTCGCGAACGACGCGGAACCTGAAGGACGCCCCGTACAACCCCGCTTCGAGCCCGGGCAGGACCTGGTCGCGGACGTAGCTCGCATCGAGCAGCGGTACCTCGTAATAGGGCCCCTCGTCGTCTTCGCGGAGTTCGTCGATCGGGCCGAGCGGCTTGTCGCCGATGCTGTAGTCGAAGCCGTGCTGGAAAAGGACGCGCATCGAGTCCCGGTTGTCATGAATCGTCTTCGCGAATGCGCCCTTGACGAACCGCTCGAGGAAGTTCCCCTCGTAGTAGCTCTTGATTTCGGTCCACTGGTCGAAGACGGCGAAGTAGCCGGCCATCACCGGGCCCTTGTCGCCCCCTTTGGCCCGCAGCTCGACGCCACAGCGGAAATTGGCCCGGAGGAGGCTCTCTCTCGGGAGACTCAGCTTGCTGGTCGATGCGCCCATGCGTGTAGTTCCTCCTTGGGGAGTCGAGTGACACAACCCGGGCGATCCCCGGCCGTGCGCGGCTTAATTGCGAGGGGCTATTCGCCCGAGGACGGACCTACGCCAGGCGCCTGCAGCTGAACGGAGACGAGACCCGTGTGGGTCAGCCTGGTCATGTCTTCCGACGCGACGGCGTCGGTTACCGAGTCCGGGTCATACCCGGCTTCGATCAACATTTTCATCGTGGTCGCCTGCGCCTGCTGGACCTCGGCCGCGTCTTTGCGGTCGGCCTGCAGGTAGGAGATATCCCGATCGTCGTACCAAAGCTCAGCGCCGCCGGGAACCGACACGACACGGGAGAAGGCGCCGGCCATCTCACGCCAAAGGGGACGGATCGTGGCGTCAGCGAAGTGTCGACGCGCCTCGGCGTAGTTCGCGAGCGTGGCGGCTTTAAGGCCTTCAGCTAGGCCGACAATGATTCCCGGCACGCCGCCCGCGTTGGCGATCCGATTCTCGCCGGCCTGCTGGACCGCCCGGAAGTCGACGTTTTTGAGGTCGTTCCCCACGGATTCCGCCTTGGCGCCGGCGCCGAGGTAGAGCGTCTTGTAGGCGTTGGGGCTACCCTCGTGGCGCTTATCGAACAGCTTCATCCAGGCTTCGAAGGACTCGCGCTGGACCGTGGCGTCGAAGCTGACGACGAGGTTCGGAGTCGCGCCGTTCTCGAAGTACTTGAGCTTGTGGGTCGTGGCCGCCTCGTCGCCCATCACCTCGCGGACGATTGGCGTCATCCACGACATGCCCCGGAACATCGCAAGGGGGTCAGGGATCGGCGCGAAGTGAACGACTTCCTCCGGGAAGAGCGACCAGCTTTTCTCGTTCGAATTCGGCCCGCCA